GTTCGCTCTGCGGCTGTAGTTCGTCAAGTCCTGTTTGAATCTCAGAAAGGTTATGGTCTAGAGTATGTACCCGAACGAATTTTAGATATTCGTTCTGTTATTGAAGACATCGATGCATCTATTTCTGAGGTAGTTAATTCTAAATAAAAGAAACTCCAAAGGAAAATGGCTGCTGGAAAACTTAACAACGGACTTGCTTTTGAATTTGCGGTTATGTATGCTGCTACCTCTAGAATAGAGGTGAGAGATGCTGAACAAGAAGAGGCATTTAAAGAAGCTGCTGCTAAATGGCCGCAAATTCCTCAAGAAATTAAAGACAAAGCAACTGATATTGTTCTTAATTTAGCACCAAGACTTAAGGCTCAGAAACAAGAATTTTATAAGTCATTCAAAAAAATGTCTGGTGGTGATGAACCAAAAACAGATATTCTCTTTAAGAAGGGCGGAAAAAAATACAAGTGCTCAATGAAATGGGGAGACTCATTTCAATTGAGTAGTGCTAAAATTGATAGTTCGGTTGAGTTTATTACCAAAGTCCTGAGAAAATGTGCTGCGGATGTTGGTAAAAATGGAATGACCACAGATCAGTTGGGATCACTACAACTGATTCTCGAACAAATCAGCAACAAATTTGAAAATTCTACTGGAACTGTTATGGCTCCAGAAGCAGATAGGATGATGGCAGATGTCACCAAAGCAGGTGGACTTAATGAACAACTTCAGGACGTTTTGGGATCTAAGAGTGGTAAAAAAACTCCCGGCAAAACATATGAAGCATTTAAATATGAATTGACAAAAGAATGCATGACTGGAGAACTTACATTTGCTACAGATAAAGATAAAGCAGCAAACTACTTATTAACAGAAAATGGACTTAACCCAATTAATGATGCTGCAATTCGAGAAGTAATGTCCAAAGCTGGAGTTAGATTTTCTAAGAAAGGAAGGGGCACTGATAAGAAAACTGGTGTGCGAAAGAATCAGATCACAATAAGATATGAAGTCTGAGGACCAGTTCGCAAACTGTCCACCACCTTGCCAAGCAGGGTGGTTTTTTGCTATAATACATGTATGAAAAACACCCACCTAGAGCACCCCGAAGACTCTATCCTTCTCGGAGATCTGTCGGTGCTAGATTTTCTGACCGCTCGTGACCACATTGGCACGATCAAGTGGGATGGTTCTCCTGCTTTGGTGTGGGGTAACTGTCCTAAGACTGGCAAATTCTTCGTTGGAACCAAGTCAGTCTTCAACAAAGTCAAGGTCAAAGTCAATTACACTCACGCTGATATTGAGCGTAATCATGGTGATGGTCCTGTTGCTTGTATTCTACACACCGCTCTTGAGACTCTTCCCTGCCCTGAGCGCGGATATGTACAGGGAGATTTCATTGGGTTTGGTAGTGGCAGTATCTTCAAACCTCAACTGATTGAGTATGTTTTCAAGAAAAAGTTTACTGCTCCCATCATTGTAGTACCTCATACTTCATATGAAGGCCCTTTTCTCAATCCTGATTGTCGCTTTGGTTCTCCGTTTCAAACTCCTAAGACAGGGATTATCAGTAGCCCTGATATATCTGTTAGGTATCGTAGTTTTTCAATTCGCGTTCTCGCGGCAAGAACCATCGCAAGATTCGCCAAGTTTGCAACGCCACAGTCTCAACAGGCAATCAAGACCCACATTAATAGTTACATCAGAAAAGACGGCAAGTTTCCATCACCCCGCGTAATGTACGAGGAACTTCCTTCTAAATATAAGGGTGAGGTCAATGTAAACCTTTTTAGGTTGTACTTGTCTGTCCATGCGATCAAAATGCAATTGTTACGTTGTGTTTGTGACGACTCCAGTTGGTTCGTCGAGTGTCGTATAATGGACAAACCAGCCACCCATGAGGGTTATGTCATGACCACCAGCGGTCAAACATACAAGATCGTTGATCGTACTACTTTCAGTTACGCCAATTTTACCATCGCTAAGACCTGGAACTGATACATGAAAAAGTTCAGCGAATTTCTCGGTTCAAAGTCCTCTTCTGCTGTTGTTTGTGAGCAAGAAGAAGTTGCTCCCGAAACCACTGCACCTGAGGTTGATAAGACTCGTGGTACTATTACCATTGGTTTTGGTAGGTTCAATCCTCCCACTGTTGGACATGGAAAACTCTGTGACTCTGTAAAAGAGATCGCTGGCAATGGAGAGTATCGCATTTATCCATCCCATAGTTGCGATAACAAGAAGAATCCTCTTGATTGTGAGGAGAAAGTTGAGTGGATGAAGGCATCTTATCCAGATCATGCAAGCAATATTGTGTATGATAGTAAGATGAAGACTATCTTTGACGTATTGCAGGCAGCACACAATGGAGGATATCGTTCGGTCAATATCGTGGTGGGTGCTGACAGACTCAAAGAATTTGAGAGGCTCGCAAACGATTACAACGGGCAGCTCTATAGTTTTGATAAAATTAACGTTGTCTCTGCAGGGGACAGAAACCCAGATGCCGAAGGTGTTGAGGGTATGTCTGCTTCCAAACTACGAAAGGCAGCTGCAGAAGGAGATTACGAAACGTTTGAGAAAGGACTTTCCAAAGAGTTGAAGCAAACTCAGAAGAAAGATCTTTACAACTCCATCCGTTTGAACATGGGTATTGTTGATATGGAGGAAGAGGTTGAACTCTGGGAGATCGCTCCTAAGTTTGATTGGAAGAACCTCCGTGAGAACTATGTGAATAAAAATATTTTCAACGTCGGTGAGTATGTTGAAAGTGTTAATACTGGTTTGGTCGGAAAGGTAATTCGTCGTGGAACAAATTACCTTATTTGTGTGACTAAAGAAGGATATTTGTTTAAGTCGTGGATCAAGGATCTGTCTGAAGTTAATCTCATAGGTACAGATTCATATCGAGAGTATGTTCAGGGTTTGACTCCACGAGAGAAAATTCAGTCCTTCATAAATAAGAATAAGAGAAGGTCTAGAACTGCCCGTTAAAACGATGAAGAAGAGCACATTCTTTGAAGAGCTCCCAGCGAGAAAGAATCCTGTCCACCAACCTGGCAGCCCTAATAGTGCAGCTGAGGGTCCTACGGGTGCAAACCCTAAGGGTGGAACTGGTGAAGAAGCCTCTGCAAAGAGGATTCGTCAGGCGGTTTATGACATTCGTTATCGTGCTCGTCGTGAAGAAATTGAGTTAGAAGCAGCGTATAACCAATATATTGGTAATACATCTATGACTGCTCCTGAAAAAGCATCTGTTCGCGAAAAACTTTTTGGTGAATCTTTTGATATGCTTGGTGAGGGTAAAAAGCAAACAGAAAAGCAATACGTTGTTCGCGTAAGGGATCGTGCTGCTGGCACTCAATATTGGAGAAAAGCAACACGGAAAAAGATCTCACAGTTGAGATCCAATCCCAATATTGGTGGACAAGGTGTAGAGATGTCTACATATAAAAAGCCCTATGAAGAGGGTGACAAGAAAAACAAATCAGGAAAGGGAAAAGTGAACACTAAGAAAGACGTTACTGAAGCTAAGAAGGGCGACGGCAATCTTGCTAATAACTATCCCCCCTATGATAAGGTAACTCGTGGTGACATTATCGCTGGAGCTCTTGGAAAAGATCAAGAGGGCGGTAAGAAGAAAAAGAGAGGTATGAAAGAAGAGTGGGATTCTATCCTTTCCGATCCCATGCTCAGACTTGTTTCCGATGCAGAATTGGAAGCAACAGTCTTTGATGTCTTTGAAGAGATTGAGCAAGAAGGATTCTTGACTGAAGCACTTGAGTTTATTGATAGTGACCAATTCCTCACCGAGGAAAGAGATGCTGGTGCTATGGCAAAGGGCAGACTCGAAAGAAAGAGAATGGGTGCCACTGCTGATGGACCTGCTGGATCTGGGGGTGCTGCAAAGAGATTTGTTGCTAAGAAAGCAAAGCAAGCAGTTAAGTCTGGTGCTGAGAGAGTTGGTGCTGCTGTTAAGAAAGTAGGATCTGCTATCAAGTCTGCTGGTTCTGTTGCTGCTGCTAAAGCAAAGGCTGCTGGATCTGCTGTTAAGTCTGGCGTTAAGTCTGCTGCTAAGTCTGGTATTGGCGCTGCTTCTAAGGCAGCAGGACATGCTGTAGGTTCTTATCAGGGTGCTAGAGACAAAGCAAGAGCTGCTGCTTCTAAATCTGAACCCCCCAAGGCTGCTAGCACTGACACTAGCAAGAGTGGAACAACTGCAGGAAGTGCTGCTGCAAAATCTTCCTCCTCTTCCTCTTCCGATAGTGATTCCTCTTCCTCTGGTGGAGGAGAGAAGAAAAAAGGATTCCTTCGCCGCTTAGGTGGTGCTATGAAGCGTAATCTAAAGAAAGCCGCTGGTAAAACTTTGCGTGGTATTTCTAGTGCCACTGACAAGGGTGCTAAGAAACTTGGAGAAGAAGTTGCTCCCAAGGTAAAAGTAAAGTCTGAGAGTTTTGATTGGAGATCTGAGTTCTTTGAGGGACTTCAGGACAATCTTGCGCCCGAAGATGAAGATAAAATTAATCTCAAAAAGGGAATCAAGAATAAAGTTGTAATTAATCCTCAGATGGAGGAGAAGCAGGCTGAAATTGAAAAGAAAATTAATGAAGCGAAGGCAAGGGTTGAAATCAACCAGATGGAAAGCACTATCGAAGTTGATCCTCTTAAGCACGCTGTTGAAAAAGCAGTCCAAGAAAGACTCGCTAAAAAAGTTAACGAAGAAAAAACTCAAGTAAGTGAAGTTGTTTCTAGTCTCAGCGATAGAATTTCCAAACTGAGAACTGAATCAGCAGAGGATCGACTAAGAGATAAGCGTCAAGAGCGTGGTGGTGTTGGTGCTAATGTTGATTACAACAGACCTCCCGCTAAGAAAGCAACCAATTCTGAACTGGGCATTGCTCCCATGACAGACGCTCAAAGAGCAAAGAGAGCGAAAGAGATGGCTGCACATCTCAAGAAAATGAAAGGATAATCGGTATATATAGATTATACCGTATTAGGTGAACATCATGGTATCTTTTCTTCTTCCTTTAGCATACAAGGTTGTTGATGCTGCTATCGCAAAAATTCCCGACGATGCAGAACTGGGCGAAAAACTTATCGATTTGTGTCTTCTGATCGTTGGTAAGGCAGTTAAACTGACCAAGACCACTGCTGATGATGAACTCTTTGAAAAAGTGAAAGAAGCACTTCAAGCACGCTGATAACCAGCGTTTTATAAATAGTATCAGGAAAAATTTATTTGGCTTATTCAGATGGCTCTCTGGGGAAATAACGATAATATTGGAGTAAGCTCCGTTAATGCTCTCGCCAACGTTGGTTCGGGACTGGGAATTGTTACGGTAACTTCCGCAGGAGCCGTCACTGGTGGTATTGGAGTTTGTACCTTCACTAATCTTTCTGCTGGTCAAGTGATCAGTCTTGGATTGGGTCAAACCTCTGGTTTCGGTGTTATCATTTCGATTGCTAGCAGCACATCGATGACAATCAGCACCACTGCTGTTGATAACAGAGATTGGAATGCTGGTAATGACTACACTACCAGATACATGATCTTCAGTGAGCAACCTAAGTCCACTGATACTGATCCTGCTTTCGCTCCCTCTTCCGCTGATGATCAGCGCGGATACAACGCTAAGGTGTTTGCCGTTGCTGAAGGAAACCTTGGTAACGATGCTGAGGGTGATGACGCTGGAAGAAGCGCATATCTCAATGCCGTTGCTCACGCTGGATGGGTTGGAGTTACAACCTACGTTGATATGCACGGTAACCTGAGAATCAAGGCTGAGACTCTTGTTGCAGCATCTGGCATCAGCACTGGCAACAGAGCATATCCTATTGCATGATATCTGGGTGAATGAAATTTCTTGAGTTGAACGATCAAAATTATCTTTTATTCGCCATCAAATTCTATGAAAATCCTCAGGCATTAACTGAGGATGATTTCTATGATGATCTAAAAAGATTTAAGTATGTCAAGCGTTTGTTAAAACGTTATGAGACTACTGGTGTATTGAAGACTAATTTAATTCTAAATCATTTAACAATACTGTTTAATGTATTCAATGATGCAACAGTACCACTGTTGTTCTTCAAATTGGAGCAAAATCTTTGGCCCTCTGCCAAAGCATTTCTCTTATTTCTGAATAGATTACCGGACTATCCCAAGTCATCTTTTTCTGATATTGAAGAAGATAAGACTTGCTTGGAGATTTTAAATGAAATCTAAAGCACTCGATAAAGTTCTCAAATATTTTAGGGAAGAAGCCCCAGTAATGTCTTTTAGTGCTGGTGGCGGCGCACTCTATCGTGGATCTGCTAAGAATGATTCTGGATCTCCTACTGCAGGAGTTGATCTTAGATTAAAGCAACCCTATAAGGATCGCAAGGATCTTATCAAGAGATGGAGAAGCAGACAACGGAAGTCCAACTAGCGATCTTGGGAACCAAATTTAATTCGCTAGAAAGTGTAATTGGTAGAATGGATGACTCCATTCAAAAGATTACTGTTGTAAATGAAAGAATGGGAGAACTTTTAGCGGTTCACGCTGAGAAGTTAAACAAACAAGATAAGGTTGACGACATACTTTTTGAAAAGTTTGACGTATTTCGTCAAGAATGTAAGGTAGAATTCTCTGCCATTAAGGATGGTTGTAGGAGAGACATCCTGTTGGTTGGGGAAAGATTAAATCAAATTGAAAAGAGGGTATTCATGGTGACCGGTGCCCTTGTGCTCCTGTCATTTTTTATCAGACCTGCAATATCTGGAGTGTTTCAGGGGTTGTTTTCTGGATCTAAATCTGCTACAATAGAACGTGTGGTAGATCTGTCTCATGAGTCTGGTAACGGAAGAATTCATCAACCTCTTATCGCCAAGACTAGGTAAATTTAAGAAGGTCCGCACAGGCCTCTGGAACTTCAGGTGCCCCCTCTGTGGCGATTCTGCGAAGCGCAAGAACGTCTCTAGGGGGTATTTGTATAGCGTAAAGACAAACGTCAATTACAAGTGCCATAATTGTGGTGCTTCGATGTCGTTTGCAAACTTTTTACAGCATCTAGATCCAGAGTTGCATAAGCGATACACTCTCCAGAACTTTAAGGAGGGTAACAGGTCTAGATCAAACGCTCCGAGTGAGAAACCAAAGTTTTCATTCAAGGCTCCTACGTTTAAGACAACTATCAACCTGCCTCTGTGCAGTGACGTAGATAGTGCCAGAGACTATCTGGAGCGCCGTAAACTTGATCCTAGTAAGTTTTATTATGCGGAAGACTTTGACACATTTGTAAAGTCTTTTAAGAAGGATCAGGACTTACGCAAAGAACCAAGAATTGTTATTCCGTTATATCACGAAAAGCAATTAATTGGGTTCCAAGGGAGAGCACTCCTAGCGAACTCAAAACCTAAATATCTCACCGTGATGCTTCAAGATGATGTACCAAAAATCTACGGACTTGATAACATCAGAACAGATGCTCCAGTCTATGTTACAGAGGGACCATTCGACAGCACGTTCATTCGCAATTCGATTGCTATGTGCGGAGCTGACGCTGATGTTAGTCGCTGGGGGATTAGCGATCCTGTGTGGATCTATGATAACGAACCGCGCAATCGAGAGATTACAGGTAGAATCGAACGAACTATCGCGAGTGGATCAAAGATTGTAATATGGCCTGCCGAAGTAAAGCAAAAGGACATAAATGATATGATCCTTGCTGGACACAATGTGCAAAGTATAGTAGAATGTAATGTCTACAGTGGATTAGAAGCAACACTTAAGTTTAATCAGTGGAAGAAAATATGAGTAACGGAATCAAAGTCGAAAAGCGCAATGGAACCACTGAACCAATTGATTTATCCAAACTTCATCGCATGGTTGAGGCCGCTTGCGATGGACTTTCTGGAGTCTCCGCGTCTCAGGTAGAGATCAATTCTGGCATTCAGTTTTATGATGGCATTACTACCAGTCAGATTCAAGAAATTCTGATCCGTAGTGCTAGTGATTTGATTGATCTTGAGCATCCAAACTATCAATTTGTCGCAGCAAGACTTTTACTTTTTGCTGTTCGTAAGTCTTTGTATGGTCAGTCCAAAGAACTGCCTTCTCTTGAGACACAGATCCTTAGATGTACTACTGCGGACGTTTATGATAAGGATATTTACAACAAGTATTCTCTTGAAGAGATCACTGAAGTAAATACTTATATTGATCATGATCGCGACTTCTTGTTCACCTATGCTGGGCTGCGCCAGGTAGTAGATAAGTATCTTGTTCAGGATAGAAGTTCTGGGCAGGTATATGAAACTCCGCAGTTCATGTACATGATGATTGCCTTGACCATCTTTGCAGAATATCCCAAGGAAAAGAGACTATCATATGTCCGACGATACTACAACGCAATCTCAAAGCACCGAATCAACATTCCCACACCTATCATGGCGGGGGTGCGAACTCCACTTCGACAATTTGCTAGCTGTGTTCTTGTTGATGTTGATGACACCCTCGATAGCATCTTTAGTTCTGATATGGCTATCGGCAGGTATGTTGCACAAAGGGCGGGCATCGGCATCAACGCAGGCAGAATCCGTTCGATCAACAGTAAAATCCGAGGTGGAGAAGTTCAACACACGGGTGTTATTCCATTCCTCAAAAAATTTGAGGCAACTGTCCGATGCTGCACTCAAAATGGCATTCGCGGCGGAAGCGCGACTGTACACTTCCCAATCTGGCACAGAGAAATCGAAGACATCATTGTCTTAAAAAACAACAAAGGAACCGAAGATAATCGAGTTCGTAAATTAGACTATAGTATCCAACTTAGTAAACTTTTCTATGAACGATTCATCAACAACGGAAACATCTCCCTCTTCAGTCCGCACGACGTTCCTGGTCTGTATGATGCTTTTGGCACTGATGGATTTGATGCATTATATGATGCTTATGAACGCAATGAGTCTATTCCAAGAAAGACTGTCGGAGCTCAAGAACTCTTTTTGGATCTTCTGAAAGAGAGAGCAGAGACTGGTCGTATCTACATTATGAATATCGACCACTGTAATACTCACTCTTCCTTCAAAGACAAGGTTGAAATGTCCAACCTGTGTCAGGAGATTACTCTGCCCACTTACCCTCTGCAACACATTGATGATGATGGTGCTGAGATTGCTCTCTGCATTCTCTCAGCCGTCAATGTTGGCAAACTTCGCAATCTTGATGAACTTGAGGAACTGTGTGACCTGGCCGTCCGTGGTCTGGAAGAACTGATCGACTATCAAGACTATCCTATCAAGTGCGCTGAACGTGCCACAAAGGCGCGTAGATCGCTTGGAATCGGGTTCATTGGACTCGCGCACTATCTCGCTAAGCACGGGGAGCATTACGAGGATCCTGGTGCTCTGAAACTGGTCCATGATCTCACGGAAGCATTCCAGTATTATCTCCTCAAGTCTTCTAACGAACTTGCGAAGGAGAAAGGTTGGTGTCATGACTTTGGCCGCACAAAGTACGCAGATGGAATTCTTCCCATTGATACATACAAGAAGGATGTTGATGGACTTGTAGAACCCGAGTACAATTATGACTGGGAATCTCTTAGAGCATCTATCATGGAGCACGGTCTCCGACACAGCACACTGTCCGCACAGATGCCTTCAGAGAGCAGTTCCGTTGTGTCAAACGCCACAAACGGAATCGAACCACCTAGAGACTACCTGTCCATTAAGAAATCGAAGAAAGGACCCCTTAAGCAAATTGTTCCGCAGTATCATACACTCAAGAACAATTACACGCTTCTTTGGGATATGCCGTCGAACAAAGGATACATTGAAGTAATCGCTGTTATTCAAAAATTCTTCGACCAAGCAATTAGTGGCAACTGGAGTTATAATCCAGAAAACTATCCAAATAATGAAGTCCCTGTCTCTGTGATGGCCCAGGATCTTCTAACAACTTACAAGTTGGGATGGAAGACGAGTTACTACCAGAATACTCATGACTTAAAATCGGATGATTTAGAAAGCAAAAAAGAAGAATTAGAGTCAATTATATCGCTCATCGAAGACACGGAGGAAGACGACTGTGAATCATGTAAAATTTAAGATCACCGCCGAAGGAGATAAAAAAATCAGTGGAATGACAGTTCTGAATACAGAATCTACTGATACCACTAAGCAACCAATGTTCTTTGGCAAACCTCTGGGTCTCCAGAGGTATGATGATTTTAAATATCCAGTCTTTGATAGACTCACTACACAACAACTTGGATATTTTTGGAGACCTGAGGAGGTCTCTCTCCAAAAAGACAGAGGTGATTACGCTCAACTCACTCCAGAACAAAAGCACATCTATACTTCTAATCTGAAGTATCAGATTATGTTGGATTCTGTGCAGGGCCGTGGTCCTGGTATGGCATTTATTCCATATTGTTCTCTTCCAGAACTTGAGTCTGCCATGACTGTCTGGGGATTCATGGAGATGATTCATAGTCGCTCCTACACTTACATCATCAAGAACGTATATTCCAATCCTGGTGACGTTTTTGATACCATTTTGTTCGATAAGAACATTATGGACAGGGCAACTAGTGTAACATCTGGATATGACGAATTCATCAGAGCAGCCCAGAGTTATGGGAACTCTAATGATTGGATGCACGCCTTGGAACAAGTTCCATCTGCGCAAGATACACTCTATGATCTTAAAACTAAACTTTATAGAGCGGTTGCGAACGTCAATATCCTGGAAGGGATTCGCTTCTATGTGTCTTTTGCCTGTAGTTTTGCTTTCGGTGAACTTAAACTCATGGAAGGGTCGGCCAAGATCATCTCCCTCATTGCCCGCGATGAGTCGCAACACTTGGTTCTCACGCAAAATATCCTGAACAAATGGAGAGAAGGTGATGATCCTGACATGGTGAAGATCGCCAAGGAACAAGAACCTTGGTTTATTGAGCAGTTCCAGAACTGTGTTAACCAGGAGAAAGCATGGGCTGATTACCTGTTCAAGGACGGTTCTATGATTGGTTTGAATGATAAACTTCTCAGCAAATATGTTGAGTGGATTGCCAACCGTCGTATGAAAACCGTTGGACTGAAACCTATCTACGATATTCCTGCCAAGAATAATCCTCTTCCTTGGACTGAGCACTGGTTATCCTCCAAGGGTCTTCAAGTTGCTCCTCAGGAGACGGAAGTTGAATCCTACATTGTAGGTGGCATCAAGCAGGATGTAAGTTCATCTATGTTTAGCGACTTTAAACTATAAATACCTTCGTATAGGATTTCAATACTTCAGATGGATCTTTATAAGGGTATGGATCAACTTCGCGATTTGTCGAAGTTGTACATGGATATGAAAACTCCTCAGGTGCAAGAAGAAACTGCTGCACCTGAGCAGGTTGATGAAAAGGCAAAAGAACCATACGCCATTGGCATGGCACAAGCCATGAAGCAAACTGGTGACACTCCTCCTCTGGAGAAATCCACAATTAAGAAGGCCCATAAGATTGCTAAAGCAATCAACAAAGAAGAAGTAGAATTAGACGAACTCTATAAGGGTAAGCACGGTCAGTCCGAGAAGGAGTATCAAGATTCCCGCTCTGATGCTGGTAAGATGATCTCTGGTGACTCTAAGAGATCTGGTGCTGCACACTCTTCCCGTGCTATTAAGAATACTGGTCCTAACCCTGCTGGTGGATCTAAGAAACCCCAAGGTCAAGGTCGTATGACCAGAGGTGCAAGAATTGATCTTGAGTATCGTAAGGCAAATATGAAGAAAGATGTCGAAGAAGGCATCGACTTCAAAGGTGCTGCTCGTGAGCAGGCCCGCCGTGATGCTGAGCAAGCGAAGAAGGACAAGGAAGTTCCTACCAACAAGGAGCGCCGTCTTGCAATGGGTCGTTTCCGTCCTGGTGCTTCCTCTGATGAACGTGCTGAAGGCGGCCGTGATGCTCTGAAGCAAAAGAGTAAGGTTCCTACGAAGAATGGCAAACCCTTGTTCAATAACTTCGAGATCATGGCAGACTATCTGATCGCTGAGGGTCAGGTACAGACCGTTGAGGAAGCATCTGAGTTCCTTGCTGGTGCTCCTCAGGAGTTCCTACAAGGCGTTCTGCGCTTCGCTGAGCAAAGAATGTTGTTCA